GTTATAATATTCTGTTATTCCTGCCATATGATTATTTTATTTGTAGATTACATTGAACACTATATCCCTACTATAAATAGCGGTATTTATATCAAAATCGTTTGTTTCGGATGCTAATGCCATTTGATAATCATACGCATCTAATAGTGCTAAAAGAAAGTCGCGTATTTCTTCTACCTTTTCTATAGTTTTTGCTTTTATGCTAAAAACAACACTATCAAAATATGGACCAGAGCCATCCATTATTTGACTGCTGCTGGTTGATATTCTGCTAAAAACAATGGCAGGCAGGCTTACATTTTGGTCTTGATATGTGCTTTCTGTATATACAGGCACTTCTAGTTGCTGATATACAAGTTCTCTTATAAAATCGTATGAGCCAGATGGGTTCATTTTGTATATTTCTTTAGCCTTGACTCTAGTGCTTTTACAAACTTGTCAGTTAGTATTTGTGCATTATTTTGCATCGCATCTTCCATAAACTTATATCTTGGCTCTAATACATTAGCATAACGCCAAGGCACTCTTGGTCTGCCATTTCTATCTGTTCCTCGCACATTTTTACTAACACCTGTGATAATCACTACAGTGCCATCTTTTTCGTATATAAGTTTTTTTCTTTTGATGCTGCTTTGTAATAAGCCTGTATCTACTAAGCCATTGCTTTGTATGTTTCCTATCGCCGCATCAACAACTATTTTATTAGCACTATATGCCGCACTTACAATACTGCGTGCAGCAAACTCTTGACTTATACTTTGTAGTTTTTTGTCAAGTTCCTCAAGTCCTTTGATTTGTATTGATACAGCATCGGCCATTAGTTTCTTCTTTCACCAGTGACTTTAGTATATCCATCATATACCAATTCATCAACATATACGATATTATACTTGTTGCCATCATATGTTATGTTGGCTTTTTCATTTATGTTGCTATTCTCACGCAGTGTAAAAATATATGTGGCTGTGTTGTATATATAGCCATTGTTTGTATTCTCGCCACCACCTTGTTTTTTTACATTAGCAAATAAAGATTGCGAAGCATAGTTCATTATGCTTTGACCAAATCTATCAACGCTGCTGCTGGTAGGATACTCCAGCATTATCTTTTCATCAAGTAAGCCGGGGTTCATATTATTGTGGTTTTACAAGTTTATATGGTGATAATAGAGCATCTACAGTATAGTTCAGCGGTGATGTAGATATACCGATTGCTTGTGGCAATCTATTTTCATACCAGTTATTTACCAGTATCATTTGTGCTATTCTTACATTAGTTGGTATGCTGCCGCTGTTTGCTACAGTAAATGTTATATTTCCGCTAAAATATTCACCTTCTGGAATATAAGAATACCAACTTGCTGCTACTTCTTTTAGTGAGCCAGTAGATACAGTATCAACGGTTTGAGTGCTCAAAAATATATCACCACTGCTGCTCCATACATACATACTATGCGTACAAGCAGTAAAATCTCTATTACATTCCGCAGCTACTTGTTCATAACTGGCAGTAATAAGCGAACTAATCAATGTGTCGTCATCATTGAACTGAACACGTAGATAGTTTTTTGCTTCTGTTAGGGTAGGCCCGTAGTTTGATATATTTGTTCTGGTTCTCATATACTATAAATAGAGGATTATAACTATAAATAGCCTTATACAGAATAATAAATGGATAAAAAAAGGCCCGCATTGCTGCGGGCCTTAGTTATTGAGAACCTAACAAATATTAGGCGACGTTTGCGACCAACTTGACCAGCGAGTTGCCGTCAGTTAGAGCAGAGTCAAATCTCTTGTGTGCTCTCCAGCCGATATTGCCTTCTTGAGCATATAGTTCGTTGAGGCGTTGTAGCGAGTAGCCACCACGATCACCGATTACGAAGTGCTGAGGATATAGCAATGCACCCATTACGCCGGTTGTTGCCTGCCAAGTGGTAGGAGCAGCGTATGTGGTATATACTGGACGACCCAAGAACAGGTCTGGCTGACCAGCCTGAACGGAAACTTCCCACAGGTACGTGCCAGCAGTAGAAGCCTTCAACTGACGCATCTGGGAAGCGAGACCATCGCCAACGATCCAGACGGCTTCCTGACGACGATTGCCTGGCATCTTGTAGTATGCAGCAATCATATTGTCCAGAAGAGCAGAACCTGTGCTTGAACCAAGGTTTTGGCTCAATGCAGCATTTCCACCAGCAGTCGTGTAGCGGAGAATACCGCGTGGTTCATTTGTGCCTGAACCAGAGACGAATGCTTTTTCTTCCAAGTTGCCGAAGCCAGTACCGATTTCAGCAGCGAGTGTGCTTTCCAAGTCGGTAGAAGCGTCCTGCAAGAGTTCTTCCGAGACCTTGATGAGTGCAGTAGCTTTATAGGCACCAAGTGTAGCAGAACTAAAGACAACATCTGTATCAGAGTATGAACCAGATGGATTTTGGTCCTTGAACACTGCGGTGACACCACTTCCAACGATTGGAAGAGTTGTCGTGCTGGTGGTCTGGATGGTGCGAGCACCAATACGACGCATTACAGAGTTCTGTAGAAGAGTGCGTTGAATGGTTTGTAGCAGAATGACAGGAACATTGACGCCACCTTCGCTGGTGCTGAAACTGTTCAACTGACGTAGTTCGTCGGTGTTGCCGGTGCGAATATATGTCAAGAAGGCTGAACGATATTCATCTTCATTTGGACCAGTTTTGGTGTTGATGGTACGCTTGTCTAGCACTTCGCCCATCTTGCTATTGATTGCGTCAAAGCGAACTTCGGCTTCAATGGCTTTGGTTAGTTTGTTGTATTCGGCTTCCAAGGCATCATACTTAGCGTAGTCGCCTTCGGAACGTTTATCAGAGGCAATATCCATAATGTTTTTCATCTGGGAATATACCTCGTTGCGGGTTTTTAGTAGATTACTCATACTTATTTCCTTATTTTGTTGTTATTGTTGTTTTATTGACTGAGCACGAGGTTGTGCCTCGGCAAAAGTTTTATTTTTTATCCAATGATAAAAACTTGAAACGCAGTTCATAATCTTTACTTTTATCAACCTTTTGTACTTCTGGCTGAACAACTGCTGGCGTTTCTGGTGCTTTGTCTTCTTTTCTAACTTCTGGAGCAGGAGCATCAACTTTTTCTCCTTGTTCCTTATCCAAGTTTTCCACAAAATCTTCATTACGCATAACACTCAGCGTTGTTTCACTATATGCTGGACTGGATACAACACTAACTTCACGTAGATTTAGGCTTTGTATTTCACGTATCTTTTCTCCGCTGCGAACATAGTTCTTGCTGCGTGGATTATTGAAGCCAAAACTAAAGCCACGTAGGTCTCCACGTTCAGCACTAACCAGTGTATCATCTCCATATGATGTCTTTGGCACATCAATCTTTACATAAAGTCCGTCAGCCCTATCTTCCAACATTAGGGTTCCTGCCGACTTACGACCAAGCAGATAGACAGGATTATGCTCCTTGAAAGCCAATACATCATTTTTGTCAATGCTTTCTCTCAAAGCACCCGGCATAATGATTTCACGAAACTTGTCTCCGCTCATTGTGCGAAGTTCATTGCTCATACTATTATAAACTACGGCTCTGCCAGTAATGACACGATTTTCTTTGTCAATCTTGACATCCTCCATCATATATCCTCTGTATTCTAGATTATCTTTCATAGTATATAAATAGTATTATTGTTGTAAAATAGACCCAGTTGCTGGGGCATTGTTGATTACGCCAAAGTTCAATGGACGAACATAATCATCGCCACCCTTTTCGGCTGGGATGTTGATGCCGCTGTCTTCTTCTTCATTGACTTGATTTGCGGTCATTACGCCGTGCTCAAGAGCAAATCTATAATATTCTATTCTGGTCTTGACATCGCCTCTGAGCAGTCCATTGACATTGAAATTCACATACACGTCATCGTCATCATCAAGCATTTGTTTTTGTAGTTGTTGCTCAATATTTGTGATGATTGGGTTTAGTGTGTATGTTACAAATTCTATAGCCTGCATTTCTACGCTGGCATATGTTGGTGTATTTTGTAGAGCCAACATATGAGCAGGAACTCTAAAAATATCTGCGGCAATGCGTTGAGCACTAAACTGCTTTTGCTGTATATACTCAGCATCTTGAGCAGTCATACCTGTATTAGCCGTTTCAAGTTTTATGGTAGTAGGTAGAAATGCGGTCTTGCCAGAGTTGGTGCCAGTAAAGCCTGACTTCCATCCTGTCTTTAGTTTTTGCAGTTCTTCTTCCTTCATATTGCCCGGATAATATATTACACCTGCTGGCTTGGCAGCATTCTTGGCAATCTGTGTGCCTGCCTGCTCAAGTTCGCTATATCCGTCAAAAAGAGTTCTAAATGTATCTACAGCACTTAGTCCATATATACCGTTGCGGCTATATCCCTTGATATGTATGATTTGGTCAGAACTATATTCCTTGTAATAGTTTGTACCATCTGTGCTGACCATATTCATTCTATAGTATGGCAAGCCATCTTCACGCACATCAATCTCTACGCTGATTGGGTTCATTGGAAATAGTTCAGCAATCGTTCCGTCATTGCGACGAACTTTTTGTATATACACATTTCCAAACATCAGCAACTGAGTTATGCCCCATTGCCAAAATGAAAAGTTTGTCTGAAAGCCGTTTGGCTTTTTTGTAATAAGATTATAGTATGGATGCTCAACTGCTGGTGTATGGCCTTTTGCCAACTTGCGGTTGAGTTGTATTGGCAGGCTTGCGATAGTAGATGAAAGTAGATTTACGCATCCATATACAATACTCAGCCTATCAACATTTTTACCATAGCCAAATGCACTATCCCAAGATTGAACAATATTGCCCGGTATAGTATCGCTACGAACTTCTATAGGCTGTTCAGCCTGCTTTTTATTAGGTTTTAGAAAATCAAATAGTGCCATTGTCTATATAACTATATAAGTATAATACAAAATATAGTTTTTTTGCTATTTTATATCCAACTTACCTCACCTGTGCCAGAAGCATAGTTATGCTTGCTGCATTCTTCTAATGCCATCAGGCTGGCAACTACAAGGTCTATACGCTCACGGCTTTTGGCTTTATCTGCCTTTGCGTTGCCTGCCGCATCCATTTTTAGTATAACATTGCTCATACACCAACGCAGGACTGGGTTGTTGTTATGTACTATACCTTTGCTTAGTACCAATCTTTCCATTGCTCGCACCGGACTTGCCATACTGGCAAAGCCTTGACCAAATGCTATAACATTGAAGCCATTATCCATCAACTTGGTGCTCAAATAACTGCTATTCCATCTATCAATACATATGCCTTCTATATTATAATCTTTTGATAAAGTAGTAAGCAAGTTTATGATATATTCATAGTCGGTGGCATTACCGGGCGTAGAAATAAGATGACCTTGTTTTTCCCATAGTTCATATGGCACCTTGTCTTTGCGGCTACGCATCTTGATATTATCGCTGGGACAAAAGGCATAACAGAAAATATAATATTTGTCCTCTTTATAAAAACACAGGCTAAGAGCCGTAAGGTCGGTCGTGGATGACAAGTCCAAGCCAGCATAACAAGTTTCGCCCTTGAACTGGCTTATATCATTATCTTTCCCACATTCCATCCACTGAGTATCACCAATCCAACTTTTCTCGTGGTCTATCCACGCATTTAGATACAATGTCTTGAACGCATTCTCAAATCGTGGAAACTCTTTTGCTCTATTGAACTCGGTTCTAAAAAACTCTATGCCTATTGTCTGGCCCAAACTTGGATTGCACTTATACCAAGTTTCTTCTTTGGTCCAGTCATCATCGTCCTTTAGTCCATACAACTTGGCATAAAATGTATCATCATTGATAATACCGCTGTTTATTCTTTCGCCGTGTTCAACCAGTTGATACAAGAAACTTGCCTTACTGAAGCCAGCCGTTGATATACTAAGCATTAGAGGCTCTTTACGAGCCCCCATACTGGTGACCATTGAGTTATAAAGACCATCATCTGGTGCTGCCAGTAGTTCATCAAATATAACAAACGAGGCGTTGAGACCAAGTGCAGTATTAGCATCGCGGGATAATACTCTGAACGTGCTACGATTTTTTGGATTGTATAGAGCATTTTTATATACCTTTACGATTTTAGATAAAGATTTTGACGTTGCCACCATATCACTAGCAATGCCAAAGATAATGCGTGCTTGGTCTCTGCTGTTTGCGACTGCGTATATTTCTCCATTTGTTTCTCCAAACAATAACTCATATAAGCACAATCCGGCACAAAGAGTAGTTTTACCATTTTTTCTGGGAATAAGAATAAGTCCATTTCTGTATCTTCTGCCGCCATCTTTTTTGTATGTTCCATAAAGTGATGTTATTATTTCCTTTTGCCACGGCAACAATACAAATGGCTTACCCGCGTGAGTTCCCTTACCGTGTTTTAGAAATGTAGCAAAGAACTTCTCTATACGGTTTGGTATAGTAGTATCTACAATATACTCATTGCTCATTTATTTTTTTGGCAAATGCCTTGGCATCTTCAGCATTCTGAAACATAACATTATACAAGTTGCCAACATCGTGAGAGTTTATTGCGTTATAACTTTTTGATATAAAATCAATATCTTTTTTATTTTTGTAAGTCAATGGCACGGTCACAAAGTGCGTGCGTATATACACTACTCCATTATCAAACATTTGTATATCTTCAGTTTTTGGTGCGTTCATAGTTTATTCCTCGTCTTTTAGAAACTTGTCTATGGCATCGTCTTCTTCTACTTTGGCAATGCGTAGTTTGGCTCTGGCACTTGGTGTGATGCCAAGTTCTTTGCTCAAACTCAATACACTGGCAGTAAGGTCATTTAGCATACGTTCAGCAGATAAATCTTTGTCCGCCATAGAAGATATGGTTTGTAATCTATCCAGTTGCATACTGAATATAGCAAGTATATTTTCATCACATCTGCCAGCAATGCCTAAACGAACTATTTCGCCTGCGGTCTTTTTGTAAATCTTTTTGGCATTTGACGTAAGCCATTTTGGAGCAGACGGCACACTACCATCACTTACGGTCTTTGGACGCTTGTCTGATGTCATTATACTGTCTGGACTTGGTATTCTGCCTGGCATAGTTTATATGTATCTTTTAGATATATATGCCATACCAGCCAAAAACACACAAAATATCACGACTAAAGGTGAAAAAAGAAGATAATAGACCCAATTCTGGTGAAAGAGGCTATGATAATAGTTGGCGAAAAGTTCGCAACTATCATTTACTTGGCAAACCATTATGCGAAGATTGCCTAAAAGAAAATAGATACGAGCCCGCCACAGATGTTCATCATAAGATAAAACTGGCAGATAGACCAGATTTGCGTGATGACCCTAACAACCTTATGAGCCTGTGCCATAGTTGCCACAGCAAACGAACAGCACAGGGTGAATAGTTATATTTGGTTTCCCCAAACATCCCATCCATTATCTTTATTTCGTGCGAATAATTCTATTCGTGGAATATCTCCAAGTTGCTGAACAATCAAATCCCTAAATATTTGCGGCTTTTTTGAGTGCTCTTCACGTTTGGCATATATCCTTGATGGATGTGCTTCGCTGTTTAGTTTTGTCATCCTACCAGTTGTTTTGCTTGTAGCAACAAGTAAAAGTTCAAGCCACGCTGTTTTTGTATATGTTGGTCGTATGCCACCACGGTCGCTAATAAGATTACCATCTGCTTTTGTTTTTTCCCATACATAAGCAATGTTGCGATAATGAAAGCCCCACTCTTGTATCATCTCTGTGGCATAATGTAGTCGTGCTGGTGTTGCCCACATAAACAACCAGCAGTTTTTTTCCGCTATTGATTTTACAGGCAACGCAGCAAGTTCATCTTGACTCATAAGATTATAATGCTTGCCAGCCGCAGCATTTTTGTTTGGGTCGCCATAATATGACCAAGGTGGGTCAGCGTATATGATATTGTATTTTTTATTTGGAAATGGTTTTGTCATATATCATATATATTACTATCAAGGGTAAAAGATACATTTATACTAAGCAAATCAGTCATTGACACCGCCAAATCAATGACCAAAAAAGACATAATAGATTATCTGAAGTTAGA